ACTAACTAAATAAGCCGAAAGGCAGAGATTTGGTTACGGTGTTAACTTATACTATAGCTTGTTCGGGCTAGTATAAGATATGATAGGAGCGTGGTGCTCTTTGTTAATGTGTTAGCGAGCGCAAGCAAGCATCAGACAAGTGATGACAATCACTATTGTATACGTCGTGAGGAGAAATCCCACTAGAACTAGACATTTTGAAGGTAATCTCAAATCCTTCACCAAGCACCTTTGTTTTAAAAAGACAACGTTGTTGTTTTAGTTAATTAAATCATTGGTAAATAACTTCAAGAAACAGATAAGGAGATGTGTTATGGTAAAAGGATTTTTAAAAGATTTAAAGGTTAATGAAGGTTTTATGGCTCAAATATTCTCTAATATGATGGATGATAGGGATATATTTGAAGCTGAAGAGTGGGTTGAAAGGTACAATTCATTCATTACTCTTGTTGTTGATAAGCTCTTTGAAATGAAGGGTGTAGAAATGACAAAGGATGAACGAATTGAGTATCTTGCATTGTTTTCTCATTCAATTTATACCAAAGAGTATGATGAGGGTATAAATAGCATGGGAGACACTGCAGAGGCTTGATTATAGGGGCTGAATGGTTTTCGACTATTCTAAGACTCGAAAGAGTATTATAGTAGGACGTGGGTTCGATTCCCACCAGCTCCACTTAATGCGGGTGGGTAGAATGGTTCACATACGCTTGGCTCATAACCAAGAGATAGCAGGTTCGACTCCTGTCCCCGCAACCAATTAAAGAGAGAGACGAGGCAGGAGTATGCTGATTGCAATAAAAGTAATCTTTAGACTATGGAGTAATTCCACAATGTACATTGGTCTTCAAACAGCTCGTCGGAGGAAAATTGATAGTACGGTCAATTAGTGTAGTCTCTCTCTTTACTAATTAAAATGAGGTAAATATGACAGTAATGATAAGCTTATTGGCGTTATTTATAATCTTATGGCTAATATTAAAGCCATTCATTCTATTATTAATAGAAAAGGAGAACGATAAGTATGACAAAAACAATAATGACTAAAAGAAGAAAACAGCTTATGCAAGAACATAAAGCTACTCTTGTAGATATGGTTTATTTATTAGAGCATAAATTAGGTAAAGCTGTCGAAGAAGTACAGTTTTTAAATAATGAGATGTTATTATGTAGCGAGTCTAACATTAAAGCTCAAGAAGATTTAGACGATAAAGAAGATGATAGTAAAGTAGCAAATAGAGCGATGAAAGATATTGAAAAACAGCTTGACAAAGCTTGGGAAGGCAATATAACATCGGAGAACTTTGTAGATACAGTAACCCAAATATTCACAGGAGACTATTATGACAAAGATAAAAAACAGTCAAGTAAAGTTGACTGATGAAGAGTATAGTGCTTGGTTAGAATATATGGCAACTCAATGCTATGGCTGTGCTACGCAAAGATATGGATGCGAGCACGATAGTGTTGATGAAAGTGATGAATATCCAGAATGGTGGGAGGAAGTATGAAGAAAATAATGGTAAAGTACACTCTTGAGATACCTGAAGACAAGTTTGAGAAAATATGTAGACTTGGACAATGTGGTAAAAGAGAGTTAGAGACAAACATAAAGAAGATGGCAGAAGTAACTGGTAGGCATAGAGTCTATGAGTTTGCAGATGACATGTTACAATTAAACAAAAAGGAGGATTCATGAAGAATCTGAAATTATCATACATCTTATTCGGTGTATTTATTTTAACTATAGTATCGGTACTAATCTTCGGTAAGAAAGATAGTGGACAGACTAATATGGAAGTCTTATCATTCCCTAACCCTGAAGAGGTAAAGGAAGAAGTCAAGGCTAAAGTAGAAGAAGCTAAAGAAGAGATTACTACTACTATAGAAACTAAAGTAGAAGAGATAGAAAATAGGATAATCGAAGCATTACCTAGTCTAGATATTCCTGCTTTAAAAGAAGAAGTACCAGTTGAAGAAGCTCCCGTAAAGGTAGAGGCACCAGCTGAAGTAGTTCCAGTTGAAGAGGCTCCTGTAGAAGAAATAGAAGGAGAATCTAATGGCGACTAAAAAGACAGCCAAGACTCTAAAAGATAAATCTTCTGATTTAAAGAAGACTTATGAAAGAGTATGTAGAAGAGGCAAAAGACAGCAGACTAAGACAAGAGGATTTAGAGTACCATTCTATATAATAAAGCAATGTTTCTTTGCTATGTGCATAGTATCATTGATAATATGGATGTACTTACATTTATTCATTTAAACCAAAAGGAGACCATACGTATGGCAAATTCAAACCCTGAGATTAATCTCTCATCTTACAAAAATGGTAATATTCTTACTAAATCTTCAGCACATGGAACACTAGGCGATGTATTAACATCAGAAGGTATTGCAATGACTGAAGCATCTATTGACATCTATGATGTTAATGGACAAGACAAACCTGCTAGACCTGGAACAGTATTAGCACAAGGTGATACTGTACAGATAGTTAGGAAGTCTAATAAGTCTGGTATTGTATCGTAACACGACATAGCGTCTAGCGCCAAAGCTACCTAGTAGCAGAGCCCAAGACCACTACTCGTAAGTTAATGTGAGCAATTGAAGAAAGGCGAGTTATTAACACACAAGTAGCTTAATAACTTGCCTTTTTTCTTAAGATAAGGAAATGAGAAATGGAATATACATTCGATAACATAGGCGATATAGTAGAAAACAATAGTATAAAGAACTATAGCTGTGTAGTAGAAGAAAATCCATTACCAATCCTTCAACATGTCTTTGATGAAATGAAGAAAGAATATATTAGTTCAAGAAATGCAACTACTGATGTATTCTTAGAAGATTATGGTGAAGAAGAAGGTATGGAAATAATGAATAATAGGTATCCAAAGCCTGTAAATATTGACGAACTGGCAAATCAGGCTAAAATAATAGCAAATAAGTATGAAATATGTGGAACAACTCTAGTGGGCACTAGGCCTGGGTTTATCGTAAAGATACCAAATGTAAGAGTACGTGTTCGAACATATTGCAATTTAGGAGACTATTATTGTTGGATACAAAAGTATGGTATAGATAAGTTTGTTCTTAGGATTTATCAAGCTATGCCTAATGAAGAAGGCTACCTTATATTTGGTGGGTCAACATATCCCCACCCTCATATAGCAGGTAATAGCCCTTGTTTAGGTAGTTTTGATGCTGTCATAAGAAACTGTGCTGGTCATTTTAATATGGTAGGTGTATTAAGTAACATAAAAACCTATTTAAATTCATATTATGGAAGAAGTGTATACTTAAGACATAGTGAGTTTAGACCTATGAAAGTACAAACACTGCCTATAGAGTTATTAAAGGAATATCCTGCAGTTACTCTTAATTGGGCTAGTTATTATGAGTATGCTTTCCAAGATGAGCCAGGACTTAGACCTTTAAATAGTGATGATGAGGGTTACAGATTAGCCAGTAAAAGTTTTGATGAAAACTGGTATAATCAAAGAGAGGTTAAAGAAGTTAGACCTCATGATTCTCATTATTATCCAAATACATATGGATGGCCATCAGATTGTCAGGCATATTATGGGGATATACTTCATAAGGTAAGGTTAATAGAGCATAAGTTTGATATTGATTTTTATCAAGCATATGCACTATTCATGACTCATGCTTCACTAGTTGGTGGTTCTCCGATTACTTTCGGTCGTAAGTATGCCGAATATCAAGAATCTTGGGATGAAATAAGGTCTATTTGTATAGATATGCAAGGGCTTACATTCAAGATAGGATATGGTAGTCCAATGACAATAAATCCTGATGAATCATTAAATGGTGCAGGAGCATTAGAGACTAGAGCAATGGAAATATATAGACTGATGTTTCCAGGTGATAATGAAGCTGTATATAAACTAAAGAATATGCGATGTAACGACTTTTGGAAATATGTTGATAATTTTAATAACATAGAAGAATTTCTTATACCTCAAGATGATTATGATGAGAGAAAGAAAGAAGTTATTGCTAGTATTGGTATTTTATACCCAGAAGTTATGGCATATAAGGACGCTTTTAGTAGAAAGTTGTTAATCAAAATAGATAAACATAGGAGGTTAATCCAAAATGGACTTAAACATACCCAACCAACTCCAGAATCAAATCAACTATCTTTTGACACGCTTCCCCAAGACTGAATGGTCAGGACCAGCGTGGTATAAGTTAGAAGAAGATGAATGGAATTTAGTATATTTTATACCGATAGATTTAGGTAGTCATAGTGCTACAGAATTTGAAGGTAAAGACTTACTAAAAGTAATGAAAGAAGTACAGAAGACAGTAGATATAACAGGCTGTCATCAAGGTATCATACACTCTCACCACAGTATGGGAGCGTTTCACAGCGGAACAGATGATACAGAGCTAAAAGATGGTGCAAACAGAGTAGGATACCCATCTTTAGTAGTAGCTCATACAGGTGCAACACACGCCTTTAAATGGTCATATGAAGACCAATTTGGAGAAGTGCATTTAGTAGATGGTGAAGTATGTGTAGAGGCACAAGAGTTTGAACCATTAGAAGAATGGGTTAAACAAGCTGATAAAATACACAAAGCATCTACTAAGAAACCTAAAATCAAGACTATGACTTATTATAACGGTAATCAGGCAAATCTATGGAATAACAATACTGATGGCTCTTATATTAGATATAATGGATATGGTCATGTCATGAATAATCAAATAGATGAAGAGCAGGTTAAATATAATGAAGAGTATGAAAAAATGCAACGAGCTAAAGAATCATTTCAAGAAGGCACTCTTAGTGAGAAGAAACTAAAGAGAGCTGAAAAGAAGTGGGAAAAGTTCGAGAGCGAATACTACGGAGTTATATAATGCTTAGGTATCTTAGAAATAAAGACCTCATTAAACAATCTTTACTTGATGAAGTAACTATAATAGGGGCTGGTGGAATAGCATCAGCCCTTGTTACTATATTAGCTCAAATGGGATTTAAAAAGTTCCAAATTTGGGATGATGATAAACTGGAAGAACATAACTTAAGCACAACAGCCTATCCTGAAGCATTTTTAGGAGGACATAAGGTTGAATGTGCTGCCAAAATGATACATATGTACGATAAGAATATTGATGTAAATATGTGTATTAAAAGATGGGAACCAGGATGTTATTTATCTGATATAGTACTATTAACACCAGATAACATGGAGACAAGGTTAGATGTCCATATGGATTGGAAGAGAAATACTAATAGAAGAGCTCTAATCGATATGCGTATGGGTGCACTAACCATGGAAGTTATTTCAGTAGAAAAAGATAATGATAACTTTGGCAAAACTTGGCAACCAAGTGACCAAATATCAGATGAGGCATGTACTGCTAAGCATACAATATTTACTGCAAATGTTGTAGCGGGACTAGGAGCAAGTCAATTATTTAATGTCTTGCATAATAGGTCGTACTGGCAGTATATTAGGCAGTCGTTGGCACCCTTATCCTTTGGTAGGGAGTACCCAATTAATAAAATAAATAACGAGGTAAAAGATGGCTTTGAAAAAAACCAAAAGAAAGATAGTGTCTCTAAACCCCTCAATACTGCTCTTGTACGGACCACCCAAGGTCGGCAAGACAACTATGTTGAGTAAACTAGATGACTGTCTTATCATAGACACTGAAAAAGGGTCTAAAATGGTTGAAGCATATGTAGCCGATGTTACTAATAGAGCTGAGCTAATAAGCTTAGTAAAAGAAGCTAAAGAAGGTCACGAGTATACTTATTTTGCTATCGATACTATTGATAAAGTAGTAGAGTGGGCAGAAAGGGCAGTATGTCAAGAGTATGAGGTGGCCTCTATAGCTGATTTATCTTTTGGTAAGGGCTATGCTTTAACTAGAGAAAAAGTAATGAATACCATCAAAGCTTTTGCTGATTGTGTTGACCATTTAATATTAATAGGTCACCGCAAAGTAGCAAGAGCTATTCTAGATGGTAAACCAATAGTAGAACCTGAGAGTTTAGATATCACAGGTAAATTAAAATCCATGATTATGTCAGATTGCGATGCGATAGGTTACGTCCACAGAGATGAGGAAGATAAACTTATGGTTTCCTTTAAAGCGAGTGAAGCTGTTGAAGCTGGGAGTAGATGCACTCACTTAAAAGGCGAAGTGATAGACTTTGATTGGGCTAAAATATATAAGAAAGGAGATAAAGATGGCGCTAGTAAGACCAAAAAGTAGTAGTGGCGATAAGACGAATTTCTATGGAGTTTGTGAAATCGCTTTGTTAAGTGTAACAGATAAGAGTGACCAATTCGGCTGGGCTGATGTTTACCTAGATGTTGAAATTAAACAGAAAGGTAGTGATTATACTAAATCACTAAGGATATGTGGCTCATTTGAAAAAGACCCTGATGGAACAGTTTCAGGCGGTTCTGTATTGAATCGTTTGTATAACTTCCTAGATTGTATCGGCTGTAAGGCTGGTATTAATGCAAAGGGTGGATGGGAACAAGAAGATGGTCAAAATATAGATGACATTGCATCATTCCTTTCTCAAGGATACTGCGGAAGCTCTGAACCAACTAGCTTTCCTTATTTAGCCTATGTTTATAAGGAAAAACCTAAGAAGCAAGGAGATAAAGTGTATGCTAGAGTCCATCACAAAATCTATCCAAATGAAGAAGCAAATACTAAGAAACTATTAGACGATGTAAATTGGCTAAAAGGTAGAGGGTATTTGAAAGAAGCTAGTCCTGAAGAACTAGACGCTGTGCGTCCAGTAACATCAAATGGCATGGGTGACCCTACAAAAGGTCTTCCATCAGATGCATTCGATAACTTATAATGGACTACATTGAGATAGCACAAGGGAGCCCTCGTAACAGGGGCTTCCTTATTCTCAAAAAGGATTTAATCAAGTATATTAATCCTGAAGAGCCGTTATATAGGTCTGTTTATCTTTATGATAAAGAAGCTGTAGAATATGCTAAAAGTGGTGGTTTAAAGAACTATTTTGGCAAAAGAGGAGTCGATAATATAATACTAGACATCGATAAATCAAACAATACAGATGAATTTACTAGAGATAAGGCAATATCAATAGTGTTAGAGTTAGAAGGGTATGGTTTAGATGAAAATGCCATACAATGTTTCTTCTCTGGTAGCGGATATCATATATCAATACCTAATGCTGCATTCGGGTTTGTTCCGTCTGACAACATATGGTATCAAGTTAAAAACACTATGTTAAAGCTTTTTCCAAAGATAGACAGTAGTATATATATGCGAACAGGTATCTACAGGGTTGCTCACACAATAAATAAAAAGACGGACTTGTATAAGATTCCGATTACAATAAGCGAGCTTACGAATTTAGATATTAGTATACAGGATTTAGCCAAAGAACCTAGATTTGATTATCCGTACACTGAAAGACTAGCAGATGGAGAACTATCAGGCGCTATAGTAACTAATGTTACTAAAGTAAATGCCTCAAGGAAGGTAACCGAACCTACCGATATAGTTCCCTGTGTACAAAAGATGTTAAATCTTGGACCACAAGAAGGAAACAGAAATCAA